TGCAGTATCAACATCAAGCTTTGCAGGCTTAGTAGTGCCTCAATACCTTGTTGATCTATATGCGCCACTAGCTAGAGCTGGTCGCCCATTCGCAGATGCAGCTCGCAAACACACATTACCTGCACAGGGCATGTCAGTAGTATTGTCAAAAATTTCTACTGGAAATACAACAGCTTATCAAACATCTCAAAACACAGCTGCGGTAACACAAGACATGGCAGATACAACCTTGACAGTTGATGTAAATACAATTGCTGGTCAAGCCTCAGTATCAAAGCAAGCATTACTGCGTGGATACAACATAGAGTCAATTGTTCTAGGTGATTTAATTAGAGCCTACAACACCAAGCTTGATGATGCGATCCTTAACGGCACCGGTTCAAATGGTCAGCCTCTTGGATTAAAGACAATGACAAGCGGTATCTTAGTAACTTACACAGCTACTACAGGTACAGTTGCAGGTCTATATCCAAAACTTGCAGATGCGATCCAACAGATCCAAAGCAATGTGTATGTAAATCCAAACGCAATCATCATGCACCCACGCCGTCTAGGATTTTTCCTATCAGGCATTGATGGGCAAAACCGCCCATTGGTTGTACCAAACGCCTATAACCCAGTTAATGCAATGGGTACTGGCAATGGAACACCTGCGTATGGCGCAAGTGGATATTCAATACTTGGCTTGCCAATTATTGTTGATGCCAATATTGCAACAAACATTGGTACATCTACAAACCAAGACACAATCTTTGTTGTAGATACAAATGAGTGTCACTTGTTTGAGGAAACAAATGCTCCTACTTATGTGACATTTGAAGAGCCAAACGGCAAGGTAGCAATTAACATTGTGCTATTCGGTATGTCAGCCTTCACCGCAGAAAGATACCCAAAAGCAATTGCACAAATAAATGGCACTGGCTTGGCTTCACCTAGCTTTTGACCTATAAGTTTCTAAGCCCCTTACCCTTCCAAGGGGCTTAGATCCTAACTATGGCCAGTATTTAAGAATTGGAGTTTGCTTAATGTCCCAGAGCAATACAGGTTTTGGATACTGGCCATGGCTATAACAAACGGCTACGCAACACTTAATGAGATTAAGGCTTACTTGTCTATCTCAGATACAACAGATGACACTTTATTAGAAAAATTAGTTGAGTCATCATCACGCTCAATTGACAAGATTGCTAATCGCAGATTTTATGCAGATACGGCAGCTACAGTACGCCTTTATAGAGCGTACTCAGATATTTTTGTTTATACAGATGACATTAGCAGTACAGACGGCCTTATTGTAAAAGTGGATGAGGGCGGCAACGGCACTTACACAAAAACACTCACACTAAATACACAGTTTATTCTTGATCCGCTTACAGCTTCCGCTTTAGGCAGACCCTTTACACAATTAACAATGGTGTCTAATACAGAGTCATGGCCTATATTTCCGGGCTTAACACAAAATGGCTTACGCCCCGGCGTACAAGTCACAGCTAAGTTTGGCTGGCCGTCTGTACCTAGTGATGTAAATGTAGCTTGTTTAATTCTTACAGCTGATCTATACAAGCGCAAAGATGCTCCGGGCGGTGTCTTAGGTCTTGGTGACCTAGGTGTAATACGCATGTCCCCAGTAGGCAGAGATGTATCACAAATGATTAGGGCTTATCAAAAGATTGCTATTGCCTAATGGTGCCAAGTACAGTAAGGACAAATCTTAAAACAGCTCTTACGGCTATTACAGGATTGCGTGTAATGGATTATGTTCCTGACTCTACAAATGTGCCTACCAATAATGCTTTTGCAGTTATTGGTCAATTGTCTATGAATTATGATTACACACTCAACAGAGGTTTTGACTCTGCAACTTGCAATATAATTGTTATGGTCGGGCGCATGAGTGAAAAAGATGGGCAATCAAGATTGGATGGGCTACTCAGCTCATCCGGTTCAACCTCAATTAAAGCCGCTATTGAGGCTGATAAAACACTAAGCGGTGCAGTGCAAACTTTAAGAGTTGTGTCTGCATCACCCGGCACAATAACATCCGCTAGTATTGATTACCTAAGTTATCAGTATTCAGTGGAATTGATAGGTTAGCGAAAGGAAAAATATGGCCATATTTATGGGTAACAAAGTAGCAGTCATTGTAGGTACATCAACCATATCTTCATTTGTCAGCACTGTAAGCTTAAACCGAGAAGTAGAGGCTGTTACGATAACAGCCATGAACGATACTGTACAGAATATGATCGGTGGCATTGAAGTGTCATCAATCAGTATGGAAATCTTCAATGATTTTGCGGCAGCCTCAGTGAACAGTCTTTTTGAAGATGCAATTGGTACAAAACTGGCAATCAAATTGATTCCAGTTACAGGTACAGTCACCGCTACAAATCCAAGTTACAGCATGTCATGTTTGATCACACAATGGACACCCATTGCAGGATCTACAGACAGCGCAGCTTTGGCAAGTGTAACTTTTCCAGTAACAGCTTTAACAAAAGCAACAAGCTAAAAAGAAAAGGTGGGACATGCACAAGATTGAAATAACAAAGAAAGACGGCAAAAAGATTACTTATGATCTTACGCCATCTGTGAAAGTAGCCTTTGAGGCTGAGTTCAAAACAGGATGGCGTAAGAGATTAGGTGAGCTACAGATGGAAAGCGATTTGTGGTGGCTTGCTTGGCGTATAGAAAAAGACACAGGCAAGACCGAACTAGCTTTTGGTGATGATTACATAAATCAATTTATAGATGTTGATTTGTTGTATGAAGCAAAAAATGGCTAGACCGACATGGTCAAATATGGGAGATTGCCTCTGTGTCGGTTAGAACAGGTATCAGTCCTAAAGATTTACTAGAGGTTGATCCGGCTGTTTATATGGCAATCAAAGCAATATTGGTAGAGCAAGATGCAAAAACAAAAGGGACAGTCAGGCGGAAATAATGCTAGAGGTACAACCAGATAGATCTCTCAAGGCTGTTTATGTAGAAAATCTTGATGAGCTAATGGAAAAATTAAAAAACATTGACCCTGACTTGCAAAAAATATTTAAAAAAGAATTACGCAAACAAATTAAACCTGTAGAAAAACTAGCTAAGAGTTTTATACCAGCTGAGGTTTTTCCGGGTTGGAGAGATACTAAGCCTTACTACCCACCTACATGGGGATGGGCTTTTGATCAAAGCCACAGAGGCCGCACCTATGGCAAAACAAATGAGTCAAGATGGCAATGGTCACAAGCGGATGCTGTTGCCGGCATACAAATTACAAGTGCAAAGGTTAAAGTGCAAAGAATTAAGGGCACTAAATTTTCAGTAACAGCTTTAGCCCTTGTAAATAAATCAGTGCCGGGAATTATTTTTGAATTAACAGGCGGTGGCACTGCAAGGAGTAGAGGCAAGACAAGGCGAGTAAGTCGCAACCCTAATGCCAGCGAAGGCTTTATCCGTAAGGTGTCAGAAGCTCACGGCGCAATTGCCGGAGATGGTAAAGGCAAAAGAGTTATCTATAAAGCTACAGCTGAAAAAGGCGCACAAGCTTTAGCCGGTATTGAAGCTGTAAAAGACAAATACTTGGCAAGAGTGTTTAGGGGTTACTAATGGCTTTAAGCTCAAATGTAGTAATTAACTTTTTAACTAAGTTTGATAAAAAAGGATTAGAGCGTGCAACAAAAGAGTTAAAAGGATTTGACAAGGTAGTTGCAACAGGAGCATTTAGACTTAAAGCTTTTGCTAAAGTCGGTGCAATAGGAGCGGCGGTTGGTTTAGCCGCTCTGGCAAGAAGCTCTATACAGGCAGCACTAAAACAAGAGGTATTGCAAAAATCAGTTGAGCAATCTTTAACTGCAATAAATGAGTTAGGCTCTTTAGTAAGCGTACAAACATTTATTACAGATTTAGAAAAAGCTACTAACATTACTAAAGATGAGCTGACCCCTGCCCTAAATAGTTTAATTGTATCTACGGGTAATTTGACCACAGCTCAAGATCTATTAGGCCTTGCAGTAGATACAAGCAGGGGTGCAGGTGTTGATTTATTAACAGTCACAGATGCTTTAGGTAAAGCCAACAGAGGTAATTTTAGAGCTTTAGGACAACTAGGACTTGGGTTTGATGCAGTAACAGCTAAAGAGATGGGCTTAGCTGACATAACAGATTACCTTACTCTAAAATTTGGTGGCGCAGCTCAAAGATCAGCTGATACATTTGGCGCAAAATTAGACGCTTTAGGAAGAAGTGCAGATGCCGCTCAGGAAAATTTGGGTGCAGGTTTTATTACAGCTGCCGAAATCATTATTGGTAGCAGTGACGCAACAGATGTCTTTGGCTCAAAGCTTGAACTGTTAGGACTAAATGGCGGCTACATTGTAATTGCATTAGCCGATAAAGTTAATAAAATACAAGATGCTTTTAGTGGCCTTAGTAAATCAATTCAAAAAGATCCAATCTTAAAATTCTTTTTTGGCTCTGCTAAATCTATACCAGTATTAGGCGGTTGGATTGAAGGTTTTAGAGGTCTAGCTGAGGATGGCAAAAGAATTGCAGAAAGCTCAAAAGAA